CCATCTCCTGAAGTACCTGAAGAACCACTTGAACCTGAAGTACCTGAGTCACCTGAAGTACCTGATGATCCTGAAGAACCTGATGTACCTGAGTCACCTGAAGTACCTGATGATCCTGAAGAACCTGATGTACCTGCATTACCTGAAGTACCTGAAGAACCTGAAGAACCTGATGTACCATCTCCTGAAGTACCTGAAGATCCTGATGAACCTGATGTACCATCTCCTGAAGTACCTGATGATCCTGAAGAACCTGATGTACCTGAGTCACCTGAAGTACCTGAAGAACCTGAAGAACCTGATGTACCTGCATCACCTGAAGTACCTGAAGATCCTGAAGAACCTGATGTACCATCTCCTGATGTACCTGAAGAGCCACTTGAACCTGATGTACCTGAGTCACCTGAAGTACCACTTGATCCTGATGAACCTGATGTACCTGCATCACCTGAAGTACCTGATGAACCACTTGAACCTGATGTACCTGATAATCCTGAAGAACCTGAAGAACCTGAACCTGTAGAAATACTTACATTAGCTTGAGATGGGTTAGTTGGATCTTGAGTAACAGTTATACCTCCACCTGTAAAGTTTAAAATTTGAACTGCATTTGGATTTGTTACTCCTCCAGTAGGACCACCATTAAATTTAACTTCAAGATCTGATGATGAAATTGCTGATAAATTTATTGTTCTTTTAACAATGTTATTACCATCATTTCGGTAAAAAATAAGATTATTACCAGCTAGAGCTACGTCAAATAAAAGAGTAGAAAAATTATTATCTACCTCTGTAAAAGTTAACTCAGAACCCTTTGTATTTCTTAAAAGTATAGCCATTAATGTAATCTAATTTAATTATAAATATAATATTATTATGAAAAATTAAGTTCTATCTACAAAGCTTGCTGGGTTATTTTTTGTTTGAATTGATCTTCTAGGATCTAAAGAATTGTTTGATTCTGGTATTTTTGATACTGTTTCCATATTAAATATTAATTGAGTTGAGTTGCTTATTTTTTTAACTGATGCTAATTCTTTTTGTATTGTATCCGGTATTAGATATCCATTTAATTTAAGTGAAAAATTTGTCTTAACCAATCTATTTCCTGCTGTTACTAATTCAACAGTAGTAGCATAACTATCAATCCTTGCATTAAATTGAAATCTTTCTTTATTTCCCCAGTATGAATCTGAAGCATAATTCATTGCTTCTACAATTTTATTCATTTGTTCTACATAGTAGGTGGATATAATAAAATCATAAGTTAATGTTACATAATCAGGCATTACTACAGCATATGATTCTTTTTTAGGTATTCTATTATTTAAAATATTAAAATTATCATATTGATTTTTTATACTATAAGGTTTTTGGAATAGTTGTACATTATTAGGGTAATTTGCATCTATTTTATTTGCTATAGTTCTATTTTTTTCTACACTTACACGTTTATAAGTTATAACAGGCATCATAATTTTGCCTTTTAAATCTCTATAGAATCCTTCTTTTTGTACTTGAGCCCATCTTTCAGGAGAACCATAATAAATTGGAACTTTTTGTACTACACCATTTTGTATAACAGTAGGTTTAATTACATTTTCCATGTAGAAAACTATAGCTTCATCATTTTCTTTTAAACCAAGTGAAAATGGTTTTGTATTATCATCTCTAAAAGATACATGATTACCTCTATTAGCTCTACCATCTGCTAAATTTGGATTTTCATTAACAGTTCCATCAGGATAAACGTAAGGTTGTTGTGAAGGAGTTTGTAATAAAATCTCTCTTTGTGTTTTTGGTCTAGGTGTAATTTGATCTGCCATTATTGATATCTTGCTTGAGTTAAACCTAATTTATCTGCTTGTACATAATGAGCTTTACATATTATTGATATATTTGAACCGTATGCACTTAAATCACCAGGACCACCTGATTTGTTAATTGTATTAACATTATTTGGATAATCTGGGTTTTTACCTACAAAGTATTGATTAGCAATAGTTTCATGTACTTCATAATATCCTTCATTATACATAATAATATCCCCTACTTGAGGAACTAAATCTGCTCCATATCCTGTACCCGGTAATCCAGTATAACTATTACCCTTATTATCAAATTTATTAAAGTCTTCACCTGCTCCTAATAAATCATCTCTTAAGAAGCTAAATTGTACTTCTTTATCATAATCTGTACCTAAATCTGTTTCTGGGTATATGTTGTCTGTTCTTTCTACTAAAACATTAAGTAAAACAGGACCAATATAGAATTTTTCTTCAGCAGCTTCTCCATATAAATTAATTTTAGTTTCTTCTAATTTATATTTGTAGTAAGCACACTGTTCGGTGATAATGTCAGCCATTAACTCCCTACTCATATGTCTAAAAAGACTTACGTCTCTTTGTGTGCCAAATAATGCCATATTATCCTATATAAATTACACGAGGAACTCTATCTAATTCTTCCATTACGAAGTTAGATTCCATTGTTCTTCTTTCTAATAACTTTTCTCTTGAGGTTTCATCAAAAAACGCTCTTAATGAAGCTAATAATGCTTCTTTTTCTTCTCTAGCTGCTGCTATTAAATCTGCTTGATTTAATGTTATTTCAGCATTTGGTATTGGAATAGTTTCATATTTTCCTCTAACATATCCTAACATTTCTTTACATATAGCTAAAGTAAATTCAAATATCCAACTTCTACCTACAGAATTAATATCTTCATATTTTGGATTTTTATATGGTACCCCACTAACCATTTTAATTTTATCATATGCTTCAACTATAGATGCAGATGATCTTTCAGATTTTAACATAAATTCAACCCACATATTTCCACAACCTGTAGATCCTGAAATTACATTATTATATCCTGGAACTGGGAATACTCTTAATACATTATTATGCATTTCAAATGAATAATTAGATGTTCTAACCATATCATTTAATTCAATTTGCTGAATTATTTGCATATTATAATTTAAAGGCATCATAAGATATCCTCCTCCATAACCAAACCCACCAAATCCACCTGCACCATCTATTCCTGCTGCTACAGATCCACCTAAACCAAATCCAAACCCATCATATGCATTCATAAATAAGGCTGATGCAGGAGGAGCTTCATAAAATACTCTCATTATCTCAATATCATTACTTTGGGTAAATCCATGTTGTGCTGCTAAAGCATCTAAATCATAATCTTGTACACTTGCTGTTAATGGAACTGCCATTTTTCTCCATGGTACATTTCCACCTGTTCCTGCTTCAGCACCATATTGTTCTGAATAGTCTATTATACGACCTAAATTTGGAGTTACAATTGATTCTTCTATATCTATACTTGTTGGAGCTCCTTCTAAAGTTAAATAATTTTCTCTAATTTTATAAGCATATAACTCATTACCATATACAGTAACTGCTTCTTCAAAAGCAGCATAAATATTTATTGCTTGTAATTCAATTTCTACTAAAGGATATCCTAATCTTCTAGTAACAAAAGTACAAACTTTATCTGCGTCTTTTTCAAATGCTGGGTCTTTGTCATAAAATCCGAAAGGAGTATCTCCAGGGTGAAATGAACTTGAGCCAGGCCAAATTGGTATGTTTGCCATAATTTATTTTTTAATTAGTTGCTACTGGTGCGTTAACTAATACATATTCTACATCTACACTACCAGTAAGAGCATAAACTGAAATGAATTCTATATCTTGTTCAAATATTCCATTAAATTTACTTCCTGAACAATTAGGGCTTGAAAACATAATTGATGAAGTAGGTAAACATTCCATTGTCCAGTAACTTTTAGTTCCTGTAAGTGAAAAATCATTTGTATCTAATTTATATGATAAATCAGCTGTCGAATTGCCTATTAATGCTTTTGCTACTGTTAAAGTATCACCAACACTATATCCATTTCCTCCTGTTTGTATAGTTGCTTCTACAGGTCTTACTTCTAAATTACCTGCAACTAATGCTGGTAGAGTATTTGTTACAGATGTTGCTAAATCATTAGCTGTTATTATACCTTTATAATCACCACTAGCTCCACCAAATCCTAAACTTTGTAAAGTTGATTCTTTAATAATAAATTCTTGCAAAGGTTGAAATTCTTTACCTACAGCATTTACTGTTACTGTATTAATTAAATTACCAGCTGAGTTTACATCAACTGTTGCTCCTTGTCCTGTTGTTGTAACAATTGGAATATTATTTACTGTTATATTATTATCTACTGTAGGAAGTGTAACATTAGTTAATATATTTCCTTTTATTAAATTACCATTAGATAAAGCACCTGCTGGTATTATTAATTGATCTCCTATTGTATATCCTGAACCTGAAGTTACAAATTCTAATTGCGTATATGTTGGTATAGAAGCGTCGTTACCTGCTCCAGCTGTTACTGTTACAGAACCCGTTGCTCCTGTTCCTGTTCCACCTGATAACGCTACACTATAAGTACCTATAGCTGCTAAAGTTGTTGCTGCTGGGGTTAATGTTATTAATGGATCTGATTTTAAAGTTTCATCTGTTATAACTTGTAAAGTCATACCTGAACCATTACCACTTGTAGTAGTTGGTAAATTTGAATAAGTACCAGCTGTACCACCAGTACCCCCACTCACATACGATCCACTTAAATCATTTCCTATATTACCAGTTTCAGATTCACCATTTGAAGAAGTAAAAGTAACTGCTAAACGATTAGCATCATCCATATTTGTTATTCTTCCGTAAGCTATACTATATGAAGGAAATAAAGCTGGACCTGGGATTGGTCCATTTGTATTAATTAAATCTACATTTGTATCTGCTGGTACAGTAACAATTCTTCTATCGTAATTTGTTACATTAGGAATTCTATATAAATTTTCATTTACTGTTCTTATACCATTAATTACATGGTCTTCTTTAATAAATACTTTAAATTCAGAAGGAGTTACAGTTGACGCCATAGGTTTTTGTTATAAATATTAAAAGGGGAATTAAACTCAAAAAAAAGCCCCACTAATGTGGGGCTCTTTTAAGAATAATAAACTAAATACTCTAATATAATTAAATATTATAGTGTATTTAAGTTTGATACGAAGATTCTTCCGTAGAATTCTGGTCTTAACATCTTCTTAGCATAACGAGTTAATAAACCTTTACGTGGAGTAAATGTTGTTGGATCGTATACCATTGGAGTCATGATAAGTGGAATGTATGGAGCAAATACTGCACCAGCTTCCAAGAATTGTCCACCTCTATATCCTAATAATATAGTATTATCAGTCATATATGGGTTTTTGTAAACTTGGTATCTTCCATTCATTGAACCAGCTTTCTGTACACCAAATGCATAGCTCATTTTAGCAGCATCACCATCTGAGTTACTAGCAAATCCTGGAATAGATTCGATAATAGTAGCTACTGATGGAGAACATACCATAAAGTTAGCACCACCTCTAAGAGTTCTTTGGTGGATTACGTTAGAAAGTTTCTGAACTTTAGTTCCTAATGTTTGGAACCATTGTCCTTGTGAGTTGAAGAAGTTCAAGTTGGCATTAACAACACCATCTCTACCGATAGCTAAGTTGTTAGTAGCACTCCAATACTCATCACCAGCACCAGCTGATTCAATTAGCATTGCAAGAATTTCTTGGTCTATTTCTAATGAAATATACTCACTCATAATTGAAGTTAATTCAGCTTCTGCATCTAGAGAATGGTAAGCATTTAAATCTTGAGCGAACTCAGGAGTCCAAACAGCTTTCAGTTTTCTAGTTTTAGCAACGATAGCTTCACTTGACATTGCAACGTTGATTTCTGGAATTGCGATTGGCGTGTTGAATCCAGCAGCACCTAAAGCAGCATTTCCATCTTCGAAATCACCTCTGTTGTTATCAGATGGTTGTAAAGTTTGTTGACAGTTGAATCCTTGAGTAGTTGAATTAACAACAGCACCAGTATCTACTACCCATCCAGCACTAACACCAGCAGTAATAGTACCTAAACCGAACCATGAAATTACACCAGCAGCTGGTATTTCACCTGCACCTACAACATAAGTACAAAGTCCTGCAGTAGCACCATTGTTAGGGTAAGCTAAAGCTGAGAATGTAATAGTATCTCCAGCAACATATCCTTCACCTGGGTTGTTTACAATTACAGTTGGAACGTTACCAACACCAAACCCTAAGAAATCAACAGTTAAACCTCTACCGTTAACCGAAGTTGAAGTAGTTGGAGAAACGTTAAAATCGTCAGTTAATAATGCAGCACCGTTAGCAGCAAATGTTAATGAACCAACAGGAATAATTGAGATTGAATCTGCAGCTTTTGTAGTACCTACCGCAGTTAAAGCACCAACAGTTGGAGCAACAAATATACCACCTTGTACTAATTTAGTAAAAGCAGGTAATTGAGTTGCTAATAAAGCATTTCCAGCAGCGTTACTTACAAGGTAAAAACCTTCAATTGCTTCTAAATCAGCAAAAGTTTGTAACATTGTAGTTCCAGCATTCGCAGAAGTAGTTGCAGCAGCAGAAACACCTGTTACTGTACTAGCTTGTGCTATCTGTACACCGTTTAAGTTTTGAGCAGTAACACCTGTTAATACAAACGG